CAATTATTTGAGTCAGGAATTACTGAACTAAGATTACAACGATCAAACGGTTATGAAATAGTAGGCACAGTAACCATTAATACAGGCAATGAAGCAAAGCTGATTGTAAATATTGATGAAGACACATTACCAAATGACACTGTTATTAATAGTGCAACTGGTATTGATGCTATTATTGATCCTGTGAAGGGAAATCCTCAATTACTACCTAATACTAATCCTAGAATATTATTGCTAGGAAATATTGGTCATGTACATAGAGGAAAGTTTACTACAGATACTAAGATACTACAATACGATACTAACTATCCTTATCATGATGTTGCAGATGCAAAAGTATTTGTTAATAACATTCCTGTAAATGCTACACATTATACTGTAGATTCAACAGCTGAGACATATCAAATACGATTTAATGAGTTCCTTAACATTAATGATGTAGTTGAATACGAATTGTACTTAGACGAAGACGGACCTGATGCATGGAAAAATGCAGACGGAACAGACTTTGCTGCTAGTATAAACGATATTGTAGAATGGGATGGTTCTAAATGGTCAAGAATACTTAAAGCTAATGAACAAAAAGACGAAGTATTTGTTACTAACTTAACTACTAGAAAACAATACAAGTGGACTGGTGAAGAATGGATCCTTTCATTCGAAGGCGAGTATCCAGATGGCACTTGGAGACTTGCATACTAATGTAAATATTAGTATGAGTGATATTGTTTGTAGCGGTGCATTATTTTACAGTTTAAGTACCCAAAGATTTTTATTTTTACACAGATCAAACGGAAAGCGTAGTAATGCCGTTTGGGGCCTTGTTGGTGGAACTAACGAAGGCAAGGAAACTCCTTGGGAAGGTTTAAGTAGAGAAATTACTGAAGAAATTGGCGAAGTAATAATAAAGAAAACTATTCCTTTAGAAACATTTGTATCTAACGATACTAAATTTAAATTCCATACATACTTGTGTTTAGTAGACGAAGAATTTCTTCCTACATTAAATAAAGAACACGACGGATATGCGTGGTGTAGTTTTAGTAAGTGGCCTAAACCGTTACACTATGGATTACAAAATACTTTAAACAAAAAAGTTAATTTAAAGAAATTAGAAACCGTATTTAAGGTAATTAATTTACTTGACTAATACTATATTTGGATGTATAATGGTAATATGAAAATTATAATTTTAGGCGATATAATCATTGATCAATATGTGTACGGGACATCGACAAGATTGAGTCCTGAAGCACCTGTACCAGTAGTTATTCAAGAATCAATTAAAGAAACTTTAGGCGGTGCTGGGCTTGTTTATAATAACCTAGTCAATTTGGGTGTAGATGTAGAGTTGTTTGAATACCCGCATCCAAAGAGTAAAAAGACTAGAGTTATATGCGACGGACATTATATAACCCGTATTGATAGCGATATTATTATGGAAGGCAACGATACAATTGGTCTTATAAGTGAGGTTGATTTTACACAATATGATTATGCACTTTTAATAGATTATAATAAAGGATTTCTTGGACAATCAGTAGAAATAATTCAACATATTACTAATACTTCTAATTGTAAAATTATTGTAGATCCAAAAAGGACTGCAAATGATTATCAAGGTGCTTGGTTAGTAAAGCCGAATGGTAATGAATATAACGAGTTTGGTTTTGATAAATGGAAGGGTAATATTATTACAACTAATGCTAACGAAAGTGTTAGTGCTAGAATAAGTGATGATTTTGGAGATCAAGAATTTAGTGTTCCTGTAGAAAACGTTGAAGTATCAGATGTTACTGGTGCTGGTGATTGTTTTATGGCTGCATTTGTTTATGGTCTTACAAAGGGATATAACTTTCAACGTTGTTTAGAATTAGCTGTAAAGGGTTCTACTGAATCAGTAAAACATGTAGGCACGTACCTACTTACAGAAGACGACCTAAATAAGAAAGTAATCTTTACTAATGGTTGTTTTGATATACTACATAAAGGGCATCTTACATTGCTAAAAGAAGCCCGTACACTAGGTGATAAACTAGTAGTAGGACTTAATAGCGATTCCAGCGTAAAACTCTTAAAAGGCGATCTAAGACCCATTAACGATGTTAATACGCGGCGCGAGCAACTAGAACTTATACCATATGTTGACGAAGTCATTGTGTTCGACGAAGAAACCCCGTACAACTTAATAGAACAACTTATGCCAGACCTTATTGTAAAAGGTGGCGATTATACTGTAGAAGAAATAGTCGGACATGACTTAGTACCAGTACATATTATACCTACAGTAGAAGGTCACAGCACAACTGATATCATAGAAGCAAGTAATGAAAATATTAATAACAGGCCATGAAGGATTCATTGGTAAAAACCTAGCACCGTTTCTTGATAAAGACAACGAACTGTTTGGGTACGAATGGAACCCCGAATCTCTACCAGATGTAAGTGGATATGATTGGGTAATACATTTAGGTGCAATTAGTGCAACTACTGAACGCGATGTAGACAAGGTTATGTTACAAAACTATGAATTTTCAAAATGGCTATTCAATCAATGTAATACTAACAGTGTAAACTTTCAGTATGCTAGTAGTGCTAGTGTATATGGCACTAACACCGACTTTAATGAAGATGCTCCAAAACAACCGCAAAGTTATTATGCAACAAGTAAGTATCTATTCGACCGTTGGGTAATGCAGCAAGAGCATAAAATTATTGTACAAGGATTTAGGTACTTTAATGTATATGGGCAATTTGAAGACCACAAAGGCGATCAAGCAAGTCCGGTAACTAAGTTTTTTAATCAAGCAAAAACTGGTACTATTACGTTATTTGAAAATAGTGATCATTATAAACGTGATTTTATATATGTAGGAGATTGTTGTAACATACATCGTTACATGCTATCAACAACAGAAACAGGTATATTTAATATCGGTACTGGTATTGCAACAAGTTTTCAAACTATTGGAGAATTAGTAGCTAAAAGATTTAATGCTAATATTGAATACATTGCAATGCCTGATACACTTAAAGGACAGTATCAAGAATACACTTGTGCTGACATAAAAAAATTAAGTAACATAGTGAACATGAACTTTACAACTCCAAAGGAATTTATAAATGGATAATAAAACAGAACCTACAAGATTAAGTGGTGCGGTACAAAAAGGATGGGGATACGAACTTATCTGGGCTACTACTAGTGACTATTGTGGTAAAATTATGTTCTTTAATAAAGCCGGTAATAAAACAAGTATGCACTTTCATAAAGAAAAAGATGAAACTTGGTTTGTAAATAGCGGACAATTTAAAGTGCGTTACATTGATACTAAAGATGCAATGCTATATGAAAAAGATCTTATTGAAGGAGATGTATGGCACAATCCTCCGTTGATGCCTCATCAATTAGTAGCAATGTCAGACGAAGCTAGTATTACTGAAGTAAGCACAGCCGACAGTGTAGAAGATAACTTCCGCATAGGACCTGGCGATAGTCAAGCATCAGCAAATGAGTGATTATAAAATTTCTTGGACCGATACGCATGATGTGCAAGAAACAAAAACAGTGCCAGCATATGATAACACTAACATTGCGCCTAGGTGTGTTATTGGTTTAGATAGAGACGGTGTTATTAATATTGATAGAGGCACTTACACTTATCGTCCAGAGGACTTTGAACCTATTGAAGGTAGTTTACATGCTATTACAAAACTACGATACTTGGGACATAAAATTGTTATAATTACAAATCAAGGCGGAATTTTAAAAGGACTTTTCACTTCAGATGATGTTGAGGCTGTTCATAGTCATATGTTTGATCTTTTAGCACAAGCAGGATGTCCAACTATTGATGCATTATTTTATAGTGAAAGTAGTTTACGTAGTGATCCGTATGCAAAGCCTAATACTGGCATGTTTAAGCGATGTGAGAACGAAATTAAACATATTAAGTTTAAGCAAGGATATTATGTAGGTGATAAAATATCTGATCTTAAAGCAGCATTTAAGATGGGTGCAAGACCTGTACTAGTACGCACAGGGTATGGTGAACAAACTATTAAAGAACTTAATAAGTTTACTAATCAAAAGATAAAGAAAAAAACCATCGTATTTGATGATCTTTTATCGTTTGCTAATTGGTTAGAATCTAAATATGCGTAGCGCCAGTTTCTAATACTAAATTAAATGACAAACTAATACGATCGTTATCAGTTTTGTTTTCATTTACGCCGTGATCTAAAAAGCTAGGCCACATTACTATTCTTCCTTCTTCAGGATTATATTGCTGTTCGTGTGCAAACGACGATCCAATTGGGTTGCACTTTAATGCTTTATTAGCATTTCTAAAAACTATATTACCATCTTGCCCGTTTGTTTTAAACCAGTATACTCCGCTAATATGGCTAGTACCGTGATCGTGTATGTGCGCATGCAATCCAGGAGTAGTTAGTGTTAGCCAAGATGATATGATTGCAGGACGATAACGTTCACCTACGTTCATATGTTGCATATAGTTTCCACAATGGTGTATAATAGATTGTTTAACATTGACCATTTTTTCATAGTCTATTATAGATTGACTAAAATCACCTTTATTAGATAATTGTTGTTCACTAGACATCCAGACTGGATTTTGTCCCCATCCGTCTTCTTTGTATAGTTTGTCAACTGATTGTTTAATATCCCATTGTGCATGTTCAAATTCGCCATCTACTAACTTATGTGTATATAACGGTGTTTCGAATAGTGGAATTATTAGTCCTTCTACATTAGGCTCTAGCATTGTGTTCTACCTTTACTAACATTTGTGTTTTAGGAAAATACATATAATTAATTCCTGAATTATATAGTGTACGCATTGCATCATCGATAGTTTCAACTAATGGTTCACCGCCTAAGTTAAATGATGTATTAAATAATGCTGGTACACCTGTTTGTGATTTAAATTCGTTAATTAAGTTGTACCAATGTTCATTTGTTTCTTTAGTAACAGTCTGAATACGGCATGTACCGTCTACATGGATAACAGCTGGTATCTTTTCTTCAACACCTGGTTGACAATTTACAGCATACATCATACTTGGCGAATCTTCCATGCCACGTAAATCAAACCAATCATGCACATCTTCTTGTAGTACTGATGCAGCAAAAGGTCTAAAGTATTCTCTTTTCTTAATTAAATTAACAAAGTCTTTACCATCTGGCATTGTAGCATCAAACATTAAACTTCTATTACCTAATGCTCTAGGACCGTTTTCACAGCGTTCTTGATATAGTGCTACGATATTTTTCTTTCTAATAGTATCAATAACTTGTTTGTAATCAACATTATATTCTACAGTACCATTATACTTACTAGCACATTCTATAATTTCTTCTTCTGTAATACTTTGTATAGGTCCTAAAAATAAGTTTTCGTTTTTAGGCCTAACTCTGTCATCTTGTGTAAGCAAATGATAATGATATAATGCAGCTCCTATTGCTGTGCCTGCATCAGTTGAAATAGGCTCAACATATAATTTAACATCTGCTGGTAAATGCTTTAGATAAAAATAGTTTGCTACACAGTTAAGTCCGTAGCCTCCACTTATTACTATATTTTTATTACCTGTTTTTTCAATTGTTTTTAATATTAAATCAAGCACTAGCTGTTGAGATTCTGTTTGTACATTATATGCCATATTTCTTCTTGACTGTAACAATGTTAAATCTTCGCTATTAAGTAAATCTTCAATTTTTTGTATTTCTTCGTCTGAAGTACTATCGTCTATAACTGATAAAAGCTCATCAGGGTCTTGTACTCTGTCACACAACTCTGGATATAGTGCATCATTTACTTTAGCACCATTTGGATACGTAGGCATTATAACATCTCTGTTTCCACTAATGCTATCATAAATTTTTGGCGCTTTGTTTGGTTCACCGTACGGAAATAATCCCATAGTCTTTCCGGCTTCAATACTGTGCCATCCACAAAACTGTGTTACAGCTTCGTATGCTTTAACTATGCCAGCCTTATCATCTACTAATACTTCAATACCGTTATCATGATGTTCAGTTAGCCAAGGCCCGTTGCCGCCAAAGTGTTTGTATAATTCAACAAAGTTATCTGGGTATGATGCATGATACGCACTTTCAACTTCCCACATTGTCTGGCCGTCATGTCTAGTAGCGTATGTTCCAGCACCATCAACGATAATAACATTTGCTGTTTCAAACCCACTTCTATAAAATGCACAAGCCGCATGACTTCTATGATGTTGTTGCCAATACTCAACAACTTGGGGATGATTCTTAGAAGGGTGTCCTCCTTCAATTAATCCAATCTTTCTTGCTAATGAAGTATACGGATCTTCTGCTGTGTAATCTGTAATATTTTCATCAGCATGCGTATGTGATATAACTAAAAAGTCAATCTTGTCAGTATACTCTAAAATTTTAATAATACTAGCAAAAGGTGTTCCGTCATATTTTGCTCTAGTAAGACGTTCTTCTTCAATTGCAAAAACTATCTCACCATCTTTAAGAAGACAAACACCTGCATTATGACCTCGAGCAATACCTGCTATATAACCTGTTTGTGTTGACATATGTTTTCCTTTAAGAAGTAACCTTCTTGGCTCCTAATTTATCTTTAACGTTGTTTACTATCTTATTAATAGTTTTATCGGTTAACTTCATCAAATATTCGTTATTCTTTTCAATCCTAATATCGTAAGTCATGCGTATTGGAGAATACATTTTTTTCCCAATGCCATTGTCAATAATCTCTAAAGTACTACCGCTAGTATAAGATGTATTTTCTGGAAAAGTACTACCAATAACAACAGTACCCGGTTTTTCAATTGCGTGTGCAATATGTTGTCCTACACTATCACAACCTATAAAATAATCTGCAGCATGAATAATTGCTGTCCATTGTAGTAGAGTAATTTCTTCTGGAACAACCACTCCTTTTGGTAACCCGGGTATTTTAAGTTCACCCATCATTATAACAGCATAGTCTTTGTTTAATTCTTCAACTAGTTGTATAATATCTTCAGTTTCAAATGATCTGCCGCTTTCGTCTAGTATATAGTTGCCTTCTGCTTTTGCTGTAGATCCAAAAGGTTGGAATACTACAAACTTATCTTTTTTAGTATGACCGTTTATTTCTTGAAAAAGATTTTGTGCTACTAGTGCATCTGATTTACTAATAAACATGTTATAATCTTTGTCAGCAGGAACTTCTTCCGGCGGAGTATCATAATTAATTAACATATCAAACGCTTGTGTAAGATTGCATTTTTGATTAAAGTAAGCATTTAGTCTATATGGCTCAGGACTTATAACTTCTCTATCTCTTAACTTTTCTATTAGGTCTGAATGATCATGCGGATAAACATTGTGCATTATTGCTTTGTTTAGTAAACATATTTCTAACCAACCTTCTACAATAATTACTACTGTTGGATCAATATGTTTGATATGATGTTCTAGTGCAGGAATAGCACATAATACTCTACCTGCGCCACCATTAATGTAAAATGCTTTTTTCATTAAATTATAAATCCTCTTTTCTAATTTATAATATTTATAATGATGTTTTTTTGCTAGTGCATTAACTGGCTTACGTTAGGTCGTAAAAAAAGGCCTGTTGCCAAGCCTTTTTTAAATTTAGTTATTAGTTATCAGGAACAACCAGATGGCAGTTGGTCAATTGCTGCTTGATCTGCGTCAGTTCTATCTGCAATCATAATAACATCAAATGCAGGGTCTTCAAACTCTATATCGCCGACAGCTTGTTGATCTGGAGATAATGGAAATCTAACTAACCAATTAGGTACATCTGCATAAGTTACTGGAAAATCACGAAGTTTTTGTCTATATGTTAGCCATGCTGCTTTTATATCGTCTGGCATATCTGGTGCAAGTCTTCCATCGCTTTCTAAAAGCATGCCGTCTCTATTAGCTCTTATAAAGTCATCACTTCTTTCTTTGTATTTTTCATAATCTCTAAATTTTAGAGGTGCTGTATAATCTTCAACAATTTGTACTTCATCATATATCATAATAATATCAGTTGGATCAGTAACTACTATATTAGGATCATCAGCAGGGCCAACACTAACTTCATATTCTTTTGG